AAACCCAAGCGCACCCCTAAGCATCCAACTAAATCCCACGCAGTACTCGCCAAGGAAGGTGACACCATCAAGCTCATCCGCTTTGGTGAGCAAGGAGCATCCACAGCAGGCAAGCCTAAAGCGGGTGAATCTGATAAGATGAAGAAGAAACGTGCAAGCTTTAAAGCTCGACACGCTAAAAACATAAAGAAGGGTAAGCTCTCAGCAGCTTACTGGGCAGACAAGGTGAAATGGTAATGGCAGCACCCAAACCTACTAACATGAAGTTGTACAATCGTGTTAAGGCAGAAGCTAAGAAGAAGTTTGACGTATGGCCTAGCGCTTATGCATCTGCTTGGCTTACCAAAACATACAAAGCACGTGGAGGTAAGTATAGTGGCACAAAGAAAAACAAAGTCTCGTAGTCAACATGTACTACCCAATGCTAGAGGTTTTGCTAAGGGCGGCTTAGGTAAGTGGTTCGGAGAGGAATGGACAGATGTTAAAACAGGTAAAGAATGTGGTAGGTCGGGTACTTCGGAAAGTGGTAGACCTTATCCGGCGTGTCGCCCCAAAGCGGTGGCAAGCAAAATAAGTAAGAAAGAAGCAGCAAAGAAGACTGGTCCTAAAAGGGTCAAGTGGTCAACAACAGCATCAGGTAGGAAAAGAACATGAAGTGTACATGCGGTAAGGGCGGCGAATGCAACTGTGGCGGAGCCAAGATGAAGATGCCTAAGAAGAAGATGGCATATGGTGGTATGGCTAAAAAAGGTTATAACAAGGGTGGCTATTGTGGTGCATCTAACCCTGCAGCACGGCCTATGAAAAAAGGTAAGTAGATGCATTTCTACACTAAGTATAAGAAGGCGCTAGAAGCGCACGGCTACCGAATTGACGAACACGGTTGTGTTTGGGATGAACGTGGCAATCAGGCAGCATCAGAGGATCGTTTCGGTAATGTAGGCTGTAGCGATTACAATGTTACAGAGATATGCCGGAAGGCACAGGCTGAGATGGATAAACCTAAGCCTAAGCCAAAACCTAAAAAGAAAGCAGTGTAGTATGGCTATCACGCTCAATCACCAGGGTAGACCTGCTCGTAGGCGTTCTGTCTATGGGCACAACTCAGGTACTACTACAGAGGATGTATATACGTGCCCTCCTAACTGTACGGCTGAGCTTAGCTATCTGCATGTTATCAATACTACTGGTAATGTTAGCATTGAGATTGAGTGGTATGTTGCAGCAGATACATACACCTCGCACTTCCTTACTGGTAAGAACTTAGGTGCTGGTGAGTATGTAACTTTCTCAGACATTGAGATTGTTCTTGCTCCTGGCGATAAGATACAAGTAACTCCTGCAACAGCAGGGCATGTAGACACTATTCTAACTGTTACAGAGACTTTCTCTGGCGTATAGTACGTAGGTTGACAAAGAAAAGGCTTGGGTTATACTAAGATAAAACCAATCTTAGAAGAGAATATAGCAAGCCATGAAGATGCCGTTTATCAAGCGAGAAAACTATATTGTTTTAAAGGCATATACCTTTAACCTTAGAACTGCAGAGCAGAGTCCTATAGTTAATACATATAAGGTTAAGCCTAGTGGGTCATGCCCTGCAGATAAAACAGCTATGGGGTTTAAAACATGTTTAGCTTGGATAAAAACTCAGCGCCAATCTCTTACTATTCCTATGTGGACAGAGATGGAATGTAAGAACTTCTTAACAGGAGATTTTTTTAGTGTCCCATCGGGTAACTTTACATCTGTAATATATCAAGAGGAGGACTCTCTTTACGGCCTTGAACAAGGTACACATCTTATGAAAATTCTAGCACCTTGGGCCTGTGAAACAAACAAACCTGAAGTAGACTTTATATTTTCTAAGCATATCCTAAACCATACGCCTATGGATATTGTTACTGGAGTCCTAAGTTTTAGTGATTACGTTTATGCCCCCAACATTTTTTACAGGCACAGAGATAGCGATAACTACAAAGTTAAACTGAATACTCCTCTTGTATCTATGTACCCAACAAGTGACTTACCACTACACGTAGAATGTTATTGTGACCCTGCAAAGTACCAGCTTTTACATGATACACAGGTATCTACTAGGCCATATTTTAGAGGGACAGGTTTAAAGGATTCTCTAAACAATAGGCGTAATCAGTAAGTGAAGAGTGTATCAATAATAGGTAAGGGTACTGCAGGTTGTTTAGCATACTTAAATGTATCACAAATACAGAGACTTAACAAGGATCTAAGGCTTAAGATAGACTGGTACTACAATTCTAAAGAAGATCCTCAATCTGTAGGCGAGGGAACTACCCCTGTATTTACATCTACACTAGCAGAGTCCGGTGTACTGGTAGATAATCACCAGATGTATAAGCTAGACGCTAGGCCTAAACTAGGTATAGAATATATAAACTGGGGTAATACTGATTATGTACATCCTTTCTACCTTGGTAGACACGGCGTACACTTCAATGCTTCTAAGTTTCAAGATCTTATCTTCAATGAATACACCGATCATACTAATGTAACACTTATAGATAAGAATGTAAAACACTCTGATATAGATGCAGACATAATAATTGACTGTAGCGGAAAACCAGATAGTCTTGATAACTATGATATACCAAAGTATATACCTGTAAATGCTGTTAATATACATCAGTGTAGCTGGAAAGAAGAACCTAAGTACCTTTATACAAAGACAATAGCGAGGCCTTGGGGTTGGGTATTTGTTATACCACTTACTACTAGGTGTAGTGTAGGTTACTTATACAACAAAGATATAACTCCTTTAGAATCTATAGAAGAAGATATACAGGAAGTCATATACGATCTTGATATTAAGAGTAAGCATTCCCGTAGCTTTCATTTTGATAACTATGTTAGAAAACATATTTTTGAAGACAGGGCGCTTTACGTGGGCAATTCCGGTTTCTTCTTAGAACCTATGGAAGCTACTACATTAGACGCTGTTAGTAGAGCTTTGCAGTCAGTAGAGCATAAACTGTATTGTAATGATAATGCTCTTTACAACGATCATATGAAATACTTCTTTCAAGAGGTAGAGAGATTCATAATGATGCACTATGCAGCGGGTAGTAGGTGGAAGAATGAGTTTTGGTCTTTCGCTCAAGAGAGAGGAAGACTAGCACTAGAAGAAAGATTCTCTCCAAGAATAGATTATAATCCTTACTTCACGGGTTATAGCTGGGATGTAAACAGAAAAGGCCTATGCCTAAGTGACTAACGGGTATGCACATTATGTGGGTACTACTATAATACCAACTGAGTATAACTATCTCCGCACACACAACAAAGGAGATAGTGATGCTAAATTTCTTTCAACGAGGCTTCCACGCGTTACAAGAAGCACAACAAGCTCGTGCAGACTTCTGGTTACTTCAGAACATGAGCGACAAAGAACTACGTGACATCGGTATTGCACGTGGTCAGATAAGAGAGTATACCTATGGCGAGAAATCTAACCGAAAAACAACTTAAGTTTCTTGAGGTTCTCTTTGATGAGGCTGGCGGTGACGTTGTTGCTGCAAAGAAACTAGCAGGATATGGTGAAACCAGTAGCACATCAGCTATTGTTGAATCATTGAAGGAAGAGATAGGTGAGAAGACACGTACTTACTTTGCTCGTACTGCGCCCAAGGCTGCTATGGCTATGGTTGGTGCTTTATATGATCCTACTGAACTAGGAATAAAAGAGAAGATGGTCGCAGCAAAAGACTTGCTAGATCGTGCTGGACTTGGTAAGGTAGATAAAGTGGATGTCACATCAAGTGGTGGCATCTTCTACCTACCACCAAAAGAAGGTACAAACGAATAAGTATTCCAACAAGAGATCTAGGGTTCTGGCAACTACCTAAGCCACCTAAAGGACACGAAAAAGAATGGCACATAATAGTTCGTGTAACTCCTAAGATACCATGGGGTTATGAACTACATCCTGAAAACGATAAGCTCTTAGTACCCATCGAACAAGAGCTTGAAGCGTTAGAGCTTGCAAAGAGACATCTTAAGCAGTATAGTTATCGTGCAGTAGCACAGTGGCTAAGCAAAGAAACAGGTCGCTACATATCTCATATGGGCCTAAAGAAGAGAATCGAAGTTGAGCAAAGACGTAAAAAAGCAGCTGCAACTAAACGCAAGCTTGCCAAGTGGCTCCAAGAAACCCTTGAGGAAATCGAGAAACTCGAAAGCCAAGGGGTCGGGGCATACGCAGAGTCCGGCAAAAGTAGTTGAACAGGTAGCTACCCCTGAGCGGGAGACTGTTCCTGCACAGGTAGTCGCTCCTGAGTATGATGTGGATGTAGCACAAGAGATCGTGTTCAAGCCCAACCCCGGCCCTCAAACTTCATTCCTGAGTTCATCAGAGCGTGAAGTACTTTATGGCGGTGCCGCTGGTGGTGGTAAATCTTATGCCATGCTTGCAGATCCACTACACGGGTTGAACGATCCTAACTTCTCAGGTCTACTTGTACGTCACACTACAGAAGAACTAAGAGAACTTATTCAGAAGTCACAGGAGCTATACCCACGTGCCATACCAGGAATCAAGTGGTCAGAGCGCAAATCACAGTGGACTAGCCCGAGGGGTGGGCGTCTCTGGATGTCCTACTTGGATAAAGATACAGATGTTACTCGCTACCAAGGGCAGGCGTTTAACTGGATAGGGTTTGACGAACTTACACAATGGTCTTCACCTTATGCTTGGGACTACATGAGATCACGTTTACGTAGCTCAGCCCAGCACTTAGGTTTGTACATGAGGGCTACTACCAACCCAGGCGGAAATGGACATCAATGGGTTAAGAAGATGTTCATTGATCCTGGCCCAGCGAATAAATCTTTTTGGGCTACAAATGTTGAAACAGGCGACACTATCACTTATCCTGAGGGACACAGTAAAGCGGGTCAGCCGCTGTTTAAGCGTAGGTTTATTCCTGCGTCACTCTTCGATAACCCCTACCTTGCGGATGCAGGCGACTATGAAGCGATGCTCTTATCACTACCGGAGCATCAAAGAAAGCAACTCCTAGAAGGTAATTGGGATATCAACGATGGAGCCGCATTCCCAGAGTTTGACAGAAGCCACCATGTCATTGACGCTTTTGAAGTTCCCGATAACTGGGCTAAGTTTAGAGCTTGCGACTACGGCTACGGATCTTATACGGGAGTTCTCTGGTTTGCTGTTGCACCAGACGAGCAACTCGTTATTTACAGAGAGCTATATTGTTCTAAGGTTACAGCTACTGATCTAGCAGATATGATCTTAGACTTAGAGAAACACGATGGCGGAATCAGATACGGGGTGCTAGACTCTTCTTTGTGGCACAACCGTGGCGACACGGGGCCATCACTAGCTGAGCAAATGATTATGAAGGGTTGCCGCTGGCGTCCATCAGATCGCTCAAGAGGCTCTCGTGTCGCAGGTAAAAACGAAATACACAGGCGTTTACAGGTAGATGAGTTCACTGAGAAGCCTCGCCTAGTATTCATGAACAACTGCACAAATACTATTGCGCAGATACCAAGCATTCCTCTGGACAAAAGAAACCCAGAAGATGTAGACACTCACGCAGAGGATCACTTGTACGATGCTTTACGTTACGGTGTTATGACACGTCCTCGCAGCAGCATATGGGACTTCAACCCAGCAACACAGCGCACAGGCTTCCAAGCTAGTGACACAACATTCGGGTATTAACGCATGGCAGAACAAGAAGAAATGTTTGAGACAGATGAAGTCGTAGCTGCAGAAGACAGTACGGACAGTATCTTTGAACGTAAAGATAGTGTAGTAGCTTTTGTACAGGAGCGATACAAACGAGCAGAAGACTCTCGTTACGCAGATGAACAACGATGGCTGAAAGCATATCGCAACTACCGTGGTATCTATGGTAGTGATGTGTCGTTTACAGACACTGAGAAGTCGCGGGTATTTGTTAAGGTTACTAAGACCAAAACACTTGCTGCATACGGTCAGATAGTAGATGTACTCTTTGGCAACAACAAGTTCCCACTCTCTGTCAATCCTTCTGTATTGCCCGATGGCGTAGCAGAAGCTGTGCATATCAACATTGATCCTAAAGCTCAGGCCGCAGGAGATGCACTCAAGCCTGTAACAGAAGAAAAACCTGCTAGTCCATATCTCATTAGTGGTGACACTACACTGAAACCTGGTGAGACACTCATGGATCTGCAAGCTCGTATGGCTGGGCTTAACAGCAAGCTTGAAGCTGTATCTGATAAGATCATCGAAGGTGACGGAACTACACCATCTACTGTATCGTTTCACCCTTCTATGATTGCAGCTAAGAAAATGGAGAAGAAGATCCACGATCAGCTACAAGAGTCTGGTGCTTCTACACATCTACGCTCTATGGCATTTGAGATGGCTCTACTTGGCACAGGTGTCATGAAAGGCCCATTCGCTGTAGATAAGGAATACCCTAACTGGAATGACGATGGTGAGTATGACCCTCTGGTAAAAACTGTACCTGAGTGTAGCCATGTTTCTTCTTGGGATTTCTACCCAGACCCAGAAGCTAAGTCTATGAATGATGCAGAGTATACGGTTGAACGTCATAAGATGTCTCGCACACAGCTACGCTCTTTGAAAAACCGCCCCTACTTTATGTCTGACTCAGTTCAGATGGCTGTAGATAAAGGGCCGGACTACATTCAGAAGTACTGGGAAATGACTATGGAGGATGACGATACACAGCCATCTTCTGAGCGTTGGGAAGTACTTGAGTTCTGGGGCTTCGTAGATACAGAGCTACTAGAAGAGCATGGAGTTAAAATACCTAGTGAGTTGAAAGACTTAGACGAGGTTAACTGTAATGTATGGGTATGTAACGGTGAAGTACTACGCTTTGTACTTAACCCTTTCAAGCCTACACGTATCCCTTACTACGCTGTTCCTTACGAGCATAATCCCTACAGCTTCTTTGGCGTAGGTATTGCTGAGAACATGGATGACACGCAGACTTTGATGAATGGCTTTATGCGTATGGCTATTGACAACGCTGCACTATCTGGTAATCTTATCATTGAAGTCGATGAGACTAACCTGACACCGGGGCAAGACCTATCTGTGTATCCCGGCAAGGTGTTTCGCAGGGCTGGGGGTGCACCCGGTCAGGCTATCTTCGGCACCAAGTTCCCCAACGTAGCACAAGAGAACATGCAACTCTTTGATAAGGCAAGAGTTCTAGCAGATGAGAGTACTGGATTCCCTAGTTTTGCTCACGGACAAACCGGAGTGTCTGGCGTTGGGCGTACAGCTTCTGGTATTTCTATGCTTATGTCTGCTGCTAACGGTAGTATTCGGACGGTAGTTAAGAACGTAGATGACTATCTGCTTCGCCCGTTAGGTAAAGCATTCTTCTCTTTCAACATGCAGTTTGACTTTGATGAGCAAATTCGTGGTGACTTAGAGGTACATGCATCTGGTACAGAGAGTTTGATGGCTAACGAAGTACGGTCACAACGCTTGATGCAGTTCTTGCAGGTTGCACAGAACCCAGTATTAGCTCCCTTCGCTAAGATGGACTACATCATTCGTGAGATTGCTAAGTCTATGGATCTTGACCCAGACAAGGTTACTAACTCTATGCAGGATGCTGCTATCCAAGCTGAGATCCTCAAAGGCTTTCAGCAGCCAGCACAGCCACCAGAAGGCCCACAGGGTGTCCCAGCACCTGAAGGAGGCCAACAGGCACCACAAGCGCCTCAGGGAGGCGTACAGGACACATCAGGTGGCGGCGGTGGTCAGATAGGCATGGGTACAGCACCTACACC